TGGGCGGGGTAGCCCCAGGAAAACGCCAAAATAAATCCAGGGAAATTAGGAATCTTGACCCCCCCCTCTAAATTTTTTTTCGTTTCGGTTCAGGCTAGGTGCTCGCAAAATCCTCTATAACCCAAACACTATAGATATCTGATAATTTTTTTTTGTATCTTTGTTCCAAATGAACTATACTATTGAGTTACAAAATCGTATATTTAACGGGTTCGCATTAGGTGTAATGTGGTTCCGCATAGACGAAGAATATAGTTTCGGTGAGTTCATTGTTTATTTAGGACTTATAAGTGTAAACATAAAATATTCAAGAATATGAAAATGAAATTTAAAAGTATGGGAGGATTGACTGTCAAGGATGGTCGCCTTATTAATGATAGACCCGATGGGGTTACAGGTATTGCACAAGCTGCAGGGATCCGTAAAGCAATGTATAGAGCCAAGAAGGTTGATATGATGGCAGACGGTATTGAGTTAGCTGAAGGCAGAAAGAACTTCTACAGGATGTAGTTGATTTTGATTTTGATTGATAGTAAGGAGAGGGAGTGATTACCCTCTCTTTTTTTGTTTTAAACTTTTGTCTGCCCACCAGGATTCGAACCTGGGACCTACTCATTAGAAGTGAGTTGTTCTATCCAACTGAACTATGGGCAGATTATTGACATTGTTGTGTCGTTTTTGTGTCGAGTAAATTACTGATAATCAATAGGATGTCGATAATGTCGTTTTTTTTTCATTTTTTCTAGGGGATAAAAAAATATACTACTACTACTACTACTACTCTATAGAGACTTTAAAAAGCGACATAATGAATTAGACATAAGTTATACATTGCTAATATCTCAGCAAGATAAATAAATTCCGTATCTTTGCAGTAAATATAATTAAATCATAAATCAAATGTCAGAACTAGGATACTCGCCTGTCAATTTATTATTTGACGATGAAGGAAGAAAGAAGCTTTACAAGGGAATTAAAACTTTAGCTAAAGCAGTTAAGTCTACCTTGGGACCTCACGGTCAGACGGTGCTAATAGAGTCACCTCAACACACCCACGGAATTACAGTTACAAAGGATGGAGTTACAGTAGCAAAATCAATTTCGCTATTGGATCCCACAGAGCACCTTGCGGTGCGAATAATGAAAGAGGCTGCATCACGAACGGCTACTCAGGCAGGTGATGGAACTACAACGGCTATTGTTCTTACAGAAGCATTAATTAATGCGGGAGCAGAACTTATCACACCTGCTACAAATAAGACTAAAGTATTAAGAGACCTTGTTACTTATACCAATCAAATTATTGACCAGGATCTAAAACGAATGAGCCGCAAAGTATCTGCCTCTCGGCTCAAGGATATTGCAACGATCTCTGCAAACAACGACAGTAATATAGGTAAGATTATATCAGACGTATATAAGAAGGTTGGTGAGAATGGTATCGTTACCGTTGCACGGAGTGAATCCAACGAAACATATTTTGAAACCACTCACGGATTAAAGATTGATCGTGGATATGAGTCTCCATTATTTATTAATGATCAAAAGAAAGATGAGTGCGTTATGGAGGATGTAAGAATCCTGGTATCAGATGCACCAATTGAAAATCTACTTAACATAGAAAATGTTTTAAAGCCTGTAATCCAGGAAGGACTAAAGCTTTTAATTATTGCACCAACCTCAGCAAATGTTGTTAGCACACTAGCTGCTAATGTTATGAAAAATAGCTTGAAGTTGTGTACTATAGGACCACCGTCATTTGGTTACAAGCAACACGAACTAATGCAGGATATTGCAGTTAGTGTTGGAGCAACTTATTTCTCTGAGAAAACAGGGGATGACTTATCATTGATGACGTTAGAGGATTTGGGTCACGCTGCCAAGGTGATAGTTGGTCGTGATTCGACCGTCATCATTAAAAACGAGGAAGAGACAGGGGAATTGGTTAAAGAAAGAGTTAAGCAATTGAAGCAAAGCGTACAGAATGCAAAGCAAAAAGCCGATAAAGACTTTATCCTGTCTCGAATCGCATCATTAACGGGAGGGGTTGGCGTAATATCAGTAGGTGGTAACACCGACCTAGAGCAAAAAGAACTGTATGATCGTGTTGATGATGCAGTATGTGCAGTTAGATCTGCCCTTGAAGAGGGTATTGTTGCAGGTGGAGGGGTAGCCTTATATAAAATCGCAACATATATAGAGGATGACAACTACCAGGTTGCAGGAAAAATGTTAGCGAGAGCACTTCGTGCTCCCTTAGAACAGATTTATACCAATGCAGGAATAGAGATATCTGAAGATCAGCAAACCAAACTTATGTACGACAACGGTAATGAAGGGTTAAACATAAAGTCAGGAGAATGGGGAGATATGTTTAAGATGGGAGTAATAGATCCATTTAAGGTAACAAGGTCTGCACTTCAAAACGCAGTATCTGTTGCGGTAACATTACTATCAACTAACGCTATTGTAACAATGGCAAGAACATACGAAGACAAATGAAACCAATAGGAAAATATATTTTAGTAGACCAAATAAAAGAAGAGATCAAGACTGACTCAGGACTTTTATTATCAGCAGACGATGCTGCAGACATCAGGTACAAAAAAGCCAAGGTGCTTGTTCCTGGAACTGATGTAACTGTAATTAAAGCAGATGACATTATATATTACGACTCAAGAGCGGGATATACTATGGTAATAAAGTCTAAACAATGCACGATTATTTCTGAGAGAGATGTCGTTGTTGTCGAATAAAGGAATTCATTTCTTTTATATAGTTTCTGTATACCTTATCGGTGTATGAAACATTCTTTAAAAACAAAGGATTGGAGGAGGGACTCTCAGGAATCTCTTCTCCATTTAGTTTTTTATAAAGGGATACCAATACTCTAGTAGACTTATATGATAGTTGGTATACTGCCTTAGACTTGGATGTGTTTTTTCTAAACACTTCAATCCACTTATCTTTTAGTAAGGTATTAAACCTGTTCTTATCCCAACTAATAAGTTCGTTGAACTCATCGAAGTCATCTTTAGAAAAATATTTTTCAGATTGTAGGAATAGTAATATGTCTAGGTCAGATGTCGTAAGTCCGTACTTTGCTTTGATAAAGTACCGTATTACCCTCCAATATTTCAGGTAATCTTGCATTCAATTAAATTTAATATCTTTGTAGCAAAGATACTTAATATATTCATTATGCCTGACGAACCAAAAAAAACCGCAGCCCTAGATAATTCACAAAGAAAGGTAGGAGCAACAAAAGAAGAAAGAGAGAAACTCAAAGCTGAATGGACAACCAAGCTTCAAGAGGAGATGGCAAAAGGTAATTTGGATCTTAATGCTGAAAATTTTCAGAACAAGGATGTAATGAAGTGGACAAAGACTAAGTCTGAACCACTAGTATCTTCAGCAGGAGCCAACCTATCATATGGTGGGAGTTCTCTAGGAAAAGGAACTAAGCTTTCAAGACGACCAAGTAGGGTTGCAACAAAGAAAACAGACTCAAGAAGATAACAAATATGGACTACGATAAAATTCCATTTTCGAACAGAGACATTGATAGGATTACTAAAGTTAGTTCTAAGGCTACGTCTACAGGAAGTTTAAACAATCAAAAAAGCAAAGGCTCTTTTAAGGTGCAGAAGAGAAGTGTGACATATAACGACTCCACCCCTGTTGAGGCATCCATTACAAAAGGTTCTATTAATAATGGGAATAGCACAGGCAAGACAAAAATTATTAATGCTGAAACCAACACGGTGAGCAAAATAAGAAACGGACGTTCTACACAAAGAAGTATAACTCCTAAAGCTGCTGCAAGAAAAATAAAAAGAATAGAAAATAAATTATGAAAACGTTAAGACCATATGGTACTGCACTAAGTGCAAAGATGAAAGGTAAGGTTGAGAAACTCGGTTTACCGTCAGACGAACAAATTAAAAATAGTGTTTACGCTAAGTGCGGTAAAAAATAATCAATGGCAACCCCCAGGAAAGGTAAAGCTAAAGTAAAAGTTACCTCATCAGGTAAAAAGGTTAGCTACGGGCAGGCGGGCAAAGCTAAAGGTGGTGGACCAAGGGTTAAGCCAGGTACATCTAAGGGTGATAGTTATTGTGCTAGAAGCTTAGGAATAAAGAAAAGATTGTCTAAGAAAAAACAGAACGATCCTAATACTCCAAACAATCTATCTCGCAAAAGGTGGAAGTGTTCAGGAGCGAAATCTAAAAAATAATATTAGTATATTTGTAGAATATATAAAGATCTATTTTAATGGGCAAAGGATTAGTTTGGTTAGGAAATAAAATAATTGCATTATGGTGTGCAATGCAATGTAAATGGAACAAGTGGATGTTGGCTTTAATGTTCAACGTAGGGTCTTGTCCAAATAAGATGTGCACTTGTAAAAAATAAAATCAAATCAAATGGAATCAAAAGGACTAGGAGACACAATTGAGAAGTTCACAAAAGCTACAGGAATAAAAGCAGTAGTTGAAAAAATAAGCGAGGTTACAAAAACACCTTGCGGATGTGGTAAAAGAAAAGAGGCTCTTAATAAAGCGGTCCCTTATAACAAATAGAAAATATGGCTTACGAAAAATTACAAGGTTACTTAGCACTAGAGGCTCTTCCTGCTGACCAGGCAAATATTCCTTATCCTGCATTATTGAAAGCAGGTCAAACAAATGCAGTTGCTGCTCCCGTTGTAAACACAATGGAAGATGCAGTTGGCGGGTTTGAAACTACCAATAAAGTATATGCAGGGGACATTGTATATTTTGCAGCTTCTGCAGCTACAGTTCTTGATGTAATTAGTGATACAGAACTTTTACTTAATAACGCTTCAGGTCAAGCAGCTAGTCAAGACTATGTAATTTATCAGGCATCATCTTATTTGAATTTGCAAGATGCAAACAATGGATGTGTTTTATATGTAGGTGGATCAGGAGATCTAAAAGTGGATACCATTGCAGGAAGCACGGTAACATTTAAGGCAGTCCCAATCGGATTTTTTCCCGTACAAGTAAAAAAGATTTACGGAACAGGTACAACCGCTAGTTCAATTATAGCGTTATGGTAAAGAGATTAATAATTGGAATTGTAATCGCAATTTAAAACTCGGTTAAATGGATATGGCTGACCTAAAAATGTATTTCTTAAACGCTTCGGTGTTGACCTTGTCTATGACTAATATAGATATGGTGCTAAAATTATTACTTCTAGCCGTATCGATTGGCTACACCGCTCAACGTTGGTATCTTCTAGATAAAGAAAGAAGAAACAAAAAAAATGAGGAAGATAAATAAAATCATAATTCATTGTTCTGCTACTAGAGAGGGTCAAGCTATTGATCTAGAAACTATAAGAGATTGGCACGTTAAAGGAAGAGGGTGGTCAGATATAGGATACCATTACCTGGTGCATATAGACGGAACCATTAGCCAAGGAAGACTACATTCTGTAGCAGGTGCTCACACAAAGGGCGAAAATCAAGAAAGTTTAGGGATTTGTTACATCGGAGGGGTTGAATTAGACGGAAAAACACCAAAAGATACACGAACTTGCAGTCAGGCAGATAGCCTAGAAGCACTACTTTATAGCCTAAAAGCTATGTATCCAGGTGCAAAAATACACGGACATAGGGATTTTTCTGCAAAAGCCTGTCCAAGTTTTGATGCGACCAAAGAATTTGACGACATCAGTAACCTATTTAATCCTGAGAATGAAAAAAATTGTTGATTGGTTTGGTGGTAGTGTAATTAAAGATTTGTTATCAGGTCTTGATAACTTATTCACTTCTAAAGAAGAAAAAATTAAAGCAGAAAATGTAATCAAACAAATTCTTATTGAGAAACAGTTAGAGTTACAAAGAATGCAAACGGAAATTATTGTAGCTGAAGCAAAAGGAAACTTTCTCCAAAGAAGTTGGAGACCAATTCTTATGTTATCATTTGGCTTCATTGTTATATACGTTAAGTTCGCAGCACCATTGTTTGGTTTACCAATCCCTGAATTAGAAATAGAATTTTGGGAACTCTTAAAGATAGGTATAGGTGGATATGTAGTCGGTCGTAGTGCTGAAAAGATTGCAGACAAGGTCACGATCACAAAAAAATAAGACCCGTTTATTTTTATTATCTTTGTAACATAAATAGATAATAGGAATGGCAAGAATTTCAACATACCCAATTGATACTAAAATAAGCGGGGGTGATAAATGGATTGGAACAGACGTTGACAAAAGCAATGCTACTAAAAACTTTACAGTTGCAAATGTAGCAGAGTACCTAAATGTTTCATCTTCGATTGATTCACAAACGCTAAGGTATAAGTTTCAATACTTAAACCCAGGGGATGTTCGTGAACCAGGAACAATTTCTTTTGAGCCACAACTTGGATCATCAGTTCCTTTTTCATCCGTTACAACCTGGTTGCTTAGTCAGTATTCAAAGAAGTATGTTAGCCAAGGTGCGGCAAATGACATATCATCTTTTTATACAAGTCCATTAATAGGCTCTCAAGTTTTAGTTACTAATACAAAAGACATTAGTAAGTGGGCGGTGTATACTTGGACTTCTTCAACTGTTGATTTAACAGAAAAACAATTTTACAATATAGGACTAACTCACGTTAGCAGCACAGGTAGTCTTGAAGAAAATCAAGAGTATTTTATATCCCTACTAACACTATCAGGTGGTGGTGGCGGTAAGCAACCAACCTATGTGTTTACACAGGGTGTACCTGCTACTACTTGGACGATACCACATAATCTTGGAAACTTCCCTTCCGTCTCTATAGTTGATTCTGCAAAGCGGGTGGTGAACGGAACCATAGATTATATAGACGATAATAATTTAACAGTAACCTTTAGTGCTCCCTTTTCAGGTCAGGCATTTCTTAATTAACAACAAATAAAACAAAACAATTATGGCAATTAAATTTTTAGATGCGATAGACCTGACGGGATTAGAAGTACAAAACGTACTTGCTCAGAATGTTGCAGGAAACCCAACCGCTTTAGGTGAGGGTCAATTTTTCTTTGATAGTACATCAAAGATTTTCAAGTATTGGAACGGAACCTCTTGGGTATCTCTAGACGGACAAGGCGGGGTAACATCACTAGTAGATGGTGTAGGTACTCTCGTTAGTTCAGCAACAGGTAATGTAGCGGTAAACTTAAACTTAGTAGGATTAAGTAATTATGTTCTAGAAGGAATAAACCTAAGCGGTTCTCCTGTAGACATAAAATCGGTATTTCCGTTTAGCGATGCAGCAAACAATGTAAGTTATGCTTCTATAGCTGACTTACCTTTTACTGCTAACACAGGTACGGTAACAAGCATTACTAATGCTGCAGACACAGGAACAGGAACTGCTATTACAGGTTCAGGAACGTTTACTTACACAGGAGCGGGTCTTATCTCTACTGCAGTATCGGGTACAACAGTAACTATTAGTACTACTGCAACAAACAACACAGGTACAGTAACATCTGTAGGTCCTGCTAACGGAACATTTATTAGTAGTTCAAGTGCAGCTATTACAGGTTCAGGTACACTAACTTATGATCTTAGTGCATCAGGAACGCCAAGTGCAACTACTTATTTAAGAGGTGACAATTCTTGGGCAACTATTGCTGCAGGATTTGCAAACTTTGGAATAAGTGCTGATTCAGGAACTGCCGCAGTTATTGATAGTAAAGATGATATCTTATTTACAGGTGCAGGAGGTATTGCTACTTCTATCTCTACCGTAGGAACGACTTCTACTGTAGGTATTACACTAGGTAATTCAGGAGTAACTGCAGGTAGTTACGCAAGTGCTGACATTACTGTAGATGCACAAGGTCGTATTACGGCAGCAAGTGCAGGTGGTTCAGGAACTATGACATCTTTTGATGTTGGTGGTGATAGCGGTACAGACCAGGTGATTACAAACGGAAACAAACTTTCAATCTTAGGTGGTGAAGGTATTGTAACTGCAGCAAGTGCTACAGATACTCTTACTGCAACTCTTGATCTTAGTGAACTTCCTGTAAGAACTGCAGCAATTGACGGTGCAACAGATTACTTTGTTGGATTATTTGATAAAGGAGCAGACCAAAACAAATCACTTATTAAGGACCTTTCTCTTAGTGAGTTGGGAGCACCTACAGGGAATTTGTCGATTGGACACAAACTTACTAATGTTGTTAATCCAACTTCAGCACAAGATGCGGCAACTAAGAACTATGTAGATACAACATTCGCAGGTTCAGGAGCGTTAATCTACCAAGGTGGATACGATGCAACAACGGCAGCACCATCAGTAGGTGTATTGGCAGGTTGGACATATGCAGTAACAGTAGCAGGTTCAGGTGTTCCTGCAGGATTTTGGAGTCCTACATTAGAGGTTGGTGATTTAGTTATCGCTAACATTGATACTCCAAAAACTGCAGCAGATTGGACTGAGATTAACAAGAACATTGACGTTGCAACGGCAACAGTTCTAGGTATTGCAAACTTCCCAACTGCAGGTGGACTTAGCGTTTCAGCAGGAGCAGTAAGTATGCCGAGTGTAGGAACTCCAGGTTCTGTAGGTAGTGCATCCAAGTCTTTAGCAATCACAACTGATTCTAAGGGTCGTGTTTCTGCGGCAACCGCAACTGACATTGCAATTGCAGCAAGCCAGGTTACTAACTTCTGTGCTGAGGTAGAGTCTTGTGTAGATGCAAGAAGTGCAACAGGGACAATTGGTAATGCAACCTCTTGGACTATTGCTCATAACTTAAATACTTTTAATGTTATGATCCAGGTTTACTCTAATGTATCACCTTTTGAAACAGTACAAGTTTTCACATCACGCAAGGACAAGGACACAGTAATTATTTCAGTTGCAGTTGATCCAGGTGCTAGTGCTTTAAATTATATGATAGTAAAGGTTTAATATTTAAAAAAATCTAACTCTAAATTATGGCTGAATTTATTCAATTCAAGCAACCCATCTCTGTCGCCTCCACCATTAAGGTGGATGGCGTAGAGTTAGGACTTAATGCTTTTACAGATACAACTATTCCAACCAACAACAATACGTTGACAAATGGTGCGGGGTATATTACATCTTCATCGACTAATACCTTAACTAATAAGTCGGGGAATATATCTCAATGGACTAATGATTCGAAGTATATAACTTCATATGTAAATACAACCTATACCGCAGGGTCGGGTTTAGCATTAACGGGTACTGTATTTAGTAATACTGCTCCTAATGTTGTGCAGACAACTGTTAGCGGTAACGCAGGGAGTGCAACGGTACTTCAAACCGCCAGGAATATAGCGGGTGTTTCCTTTGATGGAAGTGCTAATATATCTTTAGACAATAAAAATATTACCAATGGTGCAGGGTATACTACTAATACAGGTACAGTAACAAGTGTTGGGATATCTCACGCAGGCAATGCATTTACCGCAGGGAGTGCGGTTACTGCTTCAGGGACTCTTGCTATTACAATGGCAGGAACTGCAGCACAATATGTTAATGGTCTTGGTAACCTAATTGCCTTTCCTTCTATTCCTCAAGGGGATATAACAAGTGTTGTTGCGGGAACAGGAATGACGGGAGGAGGAACAAGTGGAGCGGTTACTTTAAATGTTATTGGCGGAACAGGTATTACTGCAAATGCTGACAACATTACTATAGATGCTACTGTAGCAACTTTATCAGGTACACAAACATTTACAAACAAGTCGGGTGCTATATCTCAATGGACTAATGATTCAGGGTATACTACTTTAGCTATAGGCACAACGGCAACAACTGCGAAGGCAGGTAACATAACAACAATAACCTCAGCACAGGCAAGTGCTATAACGGCTAACACGGCTAAGGTTGGGATTACTACAACACAAGCCTCTAATATTACTACAAATAACGCTAAGGTTTCAGACACAGGTACACCTGCAATACTATCGAATGGCACAACACCATCGTTAAATGCAGGAATTAGTGCAGCCGAGGTTAGAACACTTATCGGTGCGGGGACTTCAAGTAGTGCAGGAGTTACAAGCGTTGGAGGTACAGGAACCATAAGCGGAATATCGTTAAGCGGTACAGTTACTTCTACAGGAAATCTTACTCTTGGGGGTAAATTAGCACTAACAAGTGCAGACGTAACAGGGGGGTTAGGATTTACTCCTTACAATGCCACCAACCCTGCGGGATATACAAGTCTCGCAATAGGCACAACGGCATCAACCGCAATGGCGGGTAATACAACAACGATCACAGGTGCTCAGGCAACTGCAATTACAAACAACACGGCTAAGGTTTCAGATACAGGTACGCCTGCGATGTTATCAAACGGAACCGTGCCTAGTTTAAATACAGGTATTAGTGCTGCAGAAGTAAGAACCCTTATTGGTGCAGGCACTTCTAGTCTTGCTATAGGCACAACGGCATCAACCGCAATGGCGGGTAACACAACAACTATAACGGGTGCTCAGGCAACTGCTATTGTTGATAATACTAAAAAAGTAACTGACACAGGTACGCCTGCAATATTATCTAACGGAACAACACCATCTTTAAACTCAGGCATCTCTGCTGCAGAAGTAAGAACCCTTATTGGTGCAGGTACTTCAAGCACAACGGGAACTGTTACAAGTGTAAGCGGTACTGCAAATAGAATTTCTGTTACGGCAGGTGCGACACCAACAGTAAACGCAATTACAGGAGCGGTAAATTCCTCTTCTGCTAATTTAGCTACAGGTGCTCAAATACAAACTGCAATTAATTCTGCGGTAACAGGTGTATTGAAATATATAGGAACCTGGAATGCAGCTACTAACGTACCTGCGTTGGCTAGTGCTAAAGGAACTCCAGGTGAATACTATATTGTTTCTACTGCAGGTTCTACAAACTTAGATGGTATTACTGATTGGGCAGTAGGTGATTGGGCAGTATTCTCTGACCTGGCTACAGATGCTTGGCAGAAAATAGATAACACTCAAGTAGGAAACGTAACAGGTAGTGGTTCATCAGGAAGAGTAGCATATTGGAATGGATCAACTAATGTAACAAGTGATGCAGGATTAACATTTAATGGCAGTACAAATGCTTTAACTGTTGGTGGTGCAGTAACCTGGAGTGGTGGTGGATCAACAGAATCTAATTCTGCATATGACAATATGATTACAGGATTTTCTGATAGTGGATCTTCAACAAAGACTTTAACATTAACACAACAAGATGGTGGTACTTTAACTACATCATTTAGTATACCACAAGGAACTACAACTCCAAGTAGCACAGAGACTTTTACAAATAAAAGTGGTGCTATATCTCAATGGACTAATGATTCTAAGTATATAACCTCATATGTTGATACAACTTATTCTGCGGGATCAGGTATAACGTTGACAGGTACAGTCTTTAGTAATGCTGCACCTAATATTGTTCAGACTACAATAACGGGTAATGCAGGATCTGCAACTAAGCTATTAAATGCTAGAACAATTTCAGGAGTATCTTTTAATGGTACTGCTAATATTACGCTAAACAATAGCAACATAACTAATGGTGCAGGTTATACAACTAATACAGGTACAACTACTGCAAGCAACGCACAGACGTTTACAAACAAAGGCGGAAATATTAGCCAATGGACTAATGATTCTAAGTATATAACCTCATATGTTGATACAACTTATTCTGCAGGGTCGGGTATAACTTTAACAGGAACGGTCTTTAGTAATGCTGCACCTAATATTGTTCAGACTACAATTACAGGAAATGCAGGGAGTGCAACGGTCTTACAAAACGCAAGAACAATAGCGGGCGTTTCTTTTGATGGCTCTGCCAATATATCTTTAGACAATAAAAATATTACCAATGGTGCGGGTTATATAACCTCATACGTTAATACAACGTATAGTGCAGGAGCAGGGTTGGCTTTAACAGGTACGGTCTTTAGTAATACGAATATAATTACAGACAATAAGCAGCTTCTTAATGGTGCAGGATATACCACTAATACAGGAACTACTACTCCAAGTAATACTCAAACATTTACTAATAAGTCGGGTAACATTTCTCAATGGACTAATGATAGTGGTTACAAGACAACAGACAACAACACAACTTATTCTGCGGGTTCGGGTATAACATTAACAGGCACAGTCTTTAGTAATGCAGCACCTAATGTTGTGCAAACAACAGTAAGCGGCAATGCAGGTTCAGCAACTAAATTACAAAATGCAAGAACTATTGCAGGCGTTTCCTTTGATGGTACTGCTAACATTGCATTGAACAACGCTAACATTACAAACGGTGCGGGATACACATCCAACACAGGAACTGTTACAGGTACAGTATCAGCATCCGAGAGTAGTAACACAATAGCACAAAGAACCTCAAACGGTTATTTACACGCATCATATTTCAATGGTTCAGGGACATTTAGTACTTCAGGTATAGCTTCAGGAATGAAATTATTTACGGGTACAAATGGAAGTGATAGTTATGGTCGTTCTTATACTGCAGCAGCAGCAAGATTAGCACTAAATGTAGCTGACGGTGCAACAAACGTAACCAACAACAATCAAATATCTAACGGAAGAGGTTACACAACTAATACAGGTACAACAACTGCTTCCAATAGTCAGACCTTTACAAATAAAGGTGGAAATATTAGCCAATGGACTAATGATAGTGGTTACAAAACAACAGATAATAACACAACCTATACCGCAGGATCGGGATTAGCATTAACAGGAACTGTATTTAGCAATACCTCTCCTAATGTTGTGCAAACAACTGTTAGCGGTAATGCAGGAACTGCAACTCGATTACAGACTGCTAGAACTATTGCAGGCGTTTCCTTTGATGGTTCAGCTAACATTGCGTTAGATAACAAGACTATTGCAAACGGGGCAGGATACACAACCAACACGGGAGATATTACAGGTGTAACTGCAGGCAATGGGTTAACAGGAGGAGGAGCATCGGGTAGTGTTACTGTTTCTATGTCGGGGTCTTATACAGGAAGCTTTACTGCAACAGGAAACTTAACTGCATACTCTGATGAAAGGCTTAAATCAAACGTAGAGACTATTCCTAACGCTTTAGAGAAGGTTAATGCTCTTAGAGGTGTTAGCTTTGACAAGGACGGTGAACGTGGCTTAGGAGTCATCGCACAGGAAGTTGAGAAAGTTCTACCTGAACTTGTATTAGATGGTGAAGAGTACAAGTCAGTTGCTTATGGCAATATGGTAGGAGTCTTAATTGAAGCTATTAAAGAACTTACTAAAGAGGTAGAGGATTTAAAAAAACAAATTAAGTAATATGGCGGTTCCAGGTAGCGGCACATTAACGATGCTAGGGTTAGCACAAGAAAGAAAGTATGGAACATACGGGTCGGGAACTATAAGTTTTTCGATTCTTATGACCGACTTAATTAATGGTGGAGGAGCAAATAACTTCCCTGCATTAAATACTCAATGCCTCCCATATCCAAATACATCAACGCCACATTCATTTAATGAGTGGTATGGCTATGATCAAGACTGCACACCCGCTCCTACTTGTGACGAGTTCGAACTGAAATATACGGCAAAATATAGATCAGGATCAGAGGCTTGTTTTGCAGAATATGTTCAAGTAGCAGGTGATTCTAAAAATCCATTTAGTAGTTCTATTTATCAAATAGGATCAGAATGTGTAAAAGCCGCACCCGCAGGTGCTTATGCAAACGATCAGAGTTGGGGAATATGGAGTGGATCAGCTTGGACTTCATTAGGACCTTGCTTCGGCTAGTATCAAAAAGATTTGTTTATCTTTGCTAAACAATATAATTTAATCTAATATTTTATCAAAATGAAAAAAGTAAAAAACACAGAAGTGGAAAACCCTAAAATTACAGAGAACGAATTGAAGTCAATTCAATCTATGCTAAATGCTTTTAATCAATTAAAGATGCAGCTTGGTGATCTTGAACTTTCTAAAGGTTCTATTATTGATCAAATCAATAAAGTCAAAGCTGACTATCAGGCAGTTGAAAAAGAGTTAAGTGAAAAATACGGAGATGACTCTCAAATAGATCTTGCTACGGGTAGTATTGTAAAGATTGACAAAGAAGAAAAAACAGAATAAATGAGCAGAATTTCAACATACGCAATCGATGGGACTCCTACGGTAAATGATAAACTAATTGGTACAGACGTTGATAACGTAGATGTTACAATGAACTATACTATTGGCGATATTATTTCGTTGGTTCCTGGTGGCGGTGGTGTTGGGATTTCTTCTATTAATACCGCAACAGGACCCGCTATTACCCTTTCAGGTACAGGGGGTCTTGTTGTTACACAAGTTGGAAACAATATTTTCTTAGATACTTCCACGGTTGGAAGTTCAGGGGTTACTGATATAAATAGTATAACAGGCTCTGTTGACTTACAAGGCAAAGGAGGATTGGTTGTTACTGAAATTGGAGGTACAATTTTTCTTGATACAACTAACTCAGGAAACTTTAACTCATTAACTACTGTAGGATCTTCAGGTGCTGCCACATTAACAGGTGGGGTATTAAATATTCCTAATTATGCAGGTGGCGTAAGTGGTGTTTCTGATGTAAATAGTGTAACAGGCTCTGTTGATTTGCAAGGCAAAGGAGGATTGGTTGTTACTGAAGTTGGGAATTCAATTTTTCTTGATGTCGCAGGAGTTGGGGGTTCAGTAAACTCACTAACAACAACAGGTAATCAAGGTGCTGCCACATTAACGGGTGGTGTATTAAACATACCAAACTACGCAGTAGGTGGTGGTGGAAGTGTAACAAGCGTAAATGCAGGTATAAACGGTGATGCTATTACAATCACAGGTGGACCTATTACCTCAAATGGGGTTTTAAATTTTGCATTCACAGGAGATAAGTCACAATATGTAAGAGGAGATGGAACTCTTCTAGCATTTCCCGCAACTACATCAGGTACTGTGGAAGAAATAACTTCTTCAAATACATCATTTATTTCAGCAACAGGGACTAGCCCAATAACCACAACAGGGGACTTGAGTTTTTCATTAAATGCTATAGGAACGCCAAGTGCTACCACATATTTAAGAGGCGATAACTCCTGGGCTACTATTCCAGGAGGAGGAGGTACAGTTACTGACTTTTCAGCCGTAGTTAATGGTGGAATTACTGATGCAATATCTCTTAGAGTATTTGACTCTACTACTACCCCTAGATTAGAATTAGACTTTCAAGGAGTAGCAGGTCAGTATATAAATGGTTTAGGAGTATTAACTTTTTTCCCAAGCCTAGGAATGTCTAGTTGGACAATTGGTGATGGTACAGGTATTGAACCTGTAACAGACGGAGTAGAAGTTCAGTTTAGAGGTCTAGATAAGATAAGTACAAGCGTAGCACTTGTTGGAACTGACATACAATTAGATATTAATCACGACAACACAGTAAGATTAGATACCGTTTCTGCAGTATCACCTGCAGCAGGTGGCACTTTTACAGTAGTAGATTCTGTTACGCAAGATGCAACGGGGCATCCAACTTCAGTAAATGTTAAAACAGTAACGCTACCTAGTTCAGGAAGTGCTATTAATTACACATTTTATGAGGCTAGATATTCAACAATATCAAATACTGTAAATGTAAACGTATTAGAAAACACTACAGGAAGAAACTTCTCTTGGCAAAGAGATGTTGTTAATGGAACCATAGATATATCAATGACCCCAAGTATAGGAGTTCCTGACGTTTTAATATTTTGTAATGGTAACGGTGGAGATAAAGGTGCAAAAACACAAGTCTTCTATGAATCATTTGACAATGCTAACAAAATAGTACTGTCTACTGTTGATATAGCTACGGGTGCAGATTCATCTTCAGATATAGACGATGGGATGTTCTCAATAAAAATATGGACTAAAGCATAACTATGGATATCAGAAAGATTTCGATAGGTCCTGACTATAAGTCAAGTGCAATGCATTATCTTGTAGGACAAGAGATCTTGGGTGGTAGTTACATTATACATTTAATAAAACACGATTACGAAAGAAACTCAGTACTTATTTATATTGAGAAAAGTAATGAAATATTATTGTGGAAAGAATTTACCGCAACAATGCCAATCTCTATAGAGTACAACATAAATTTTTAAAAAATGTCTGAAGGAGAAAGAAGTACTCTTAATGAGAAGATTATATTGCTTGAGCAGAATAAAAAAAATACTGATGATTTCATAGAGCAAATGACAATTGCTGATGAAATTCATAATATTCAAATGAAATTAAATGGAGTAAAACCTACAGACTCATCTATTGACTGTATTGGTTGTGGCTCGTAAATTAAATTATGAAATCACCATTCTGTTTTATTGTTAAACCATTAAAGGGGAGGCGATATAACAACACAAAAAAAGTTGCAGGAATTGATTTAATTATTAGCACCTCGCAAGAAGACTTTAGGTTCTCAAATAGAGAGGCTGAGGTTATACAACTTCCAATAGACTACAAAGGTCCCATTGGTATTGGTGATACGCTTCTAGTACACCACAATGTTTTCAAATATTACAACGACATAAAAGGTAAGCAAAGGAGCGGTAAAAGCTTTTTTAAGGACGACTTGTTTTTTGTTGAGGACGATCAATTTTATTTGTATAAAAATAAAAACGGATGGAACTCACACGACAGGTATTGTTTTGTATTGCCTGTAGATGTAGAGGATTCTTATATTTATAAACCAATTAGCGAAGAGCCATTAGTTGGTATAATGAAGTATCCAAATGATTTCCTAACTTCAAAAGGCGTAAGAGCGGGTGATAAGATTACCTTTAAACCTGGTAGTGAATATGAGTTTGAAGTAGATGGCGAAAAAATATATAGAATGTTTGATCATCAAATAACTATAAAGCTATGAATATAGGATTATATGAAAATGTTATTGTAGATGTAAAGTCCTATAAAGAAGATATCTTAAAAGAAGGTTTTGAAGATATTTTAATTGGTGAAGATTTATTCCAAAATGTAAAGGCTAGGGGTGTAGACGAGTTAGTAGAGTTTTTATTTGAAAAGTATCCTAACTATACACCCGACTTAAACTTTGTTAGATGTTCACCTTGGCTTCAAGAAGAACCTAATTTTATTCATACGGATGAAATGATGGGTGACTTAACTGCCATATTGTTTCTAAATGAAAAACCTCCTGAAGAGGATGGAACTACACTTTATTATGAAGGTGATAAGAGTTGTATATTAAAAGCTAAGTTTAATAGGCTTATTGTTTTTAATTCAAACTTATACCATTCAAGAAATATATATGATAATTACGGACACCACACTAATGCTAGATTGATTCAAGTTGTTTTTTTAAAAAAAAATATAAGTGATGAATAGTCGTGAATGGGATTTTATGGATGAGTTAAATGAAGAGAACTATCCAATAAAAAAAGTAAAACGTATTAAGAATGAACACAAAAGAAATAAAATTAGAAATAATCAAGGCAGGTCACGAGGCGGTCAGGCAACTGATCAAGGTAGCGAAGGAGCAGATTATTAAACACGATCCCGAAGATGACATCTCTGCAGACAGATTAAAGAATGCTGCTGCTACTAAGAAGTTAGCGATATTCGATGCGTTTGAAATACTAAGCAGAATAGAATCAGAAAGAGAAGCTATAAATAGTTTGGACAATGGTCCAAGTAAAACAGATACAAAACAAGGATTTGCAGAACGTAGAGCACAGTAGTTTATTTACAACACTAAAAGATGTTGTACCCAAGTCAGTCTTAACTAACAAGAATAAGGCTAAGACCTGGGCATATGGCTACGACTCTAAGTACGACTTTATTGTTATATCTAAAACAGGTGAGATAGGTGAGGTTATAATAATTCAAGGGCTTCGTATTGCTTTACCCTTAGCACCAAAACATTGTGTTCAAAGACACAAGAAGGCAACAGAACAATATTGGGAACGTCAAGAAATACCTAAAGCTTTAGATAAAATTCAGTCTATATTCAAATGGAATGAAATGGCTACAGAATTTAAGCAGCGTTGGGTGGACTATGTTGAAACTGAATTTGATAGAAGAGATGATGGGCATTGGTTTATGTCTAACGGAAAACCTACATATATAACAGGATCTCATTATATGTATCTTCAATGGACTAGTATTGATGTTGGATATCCCGACTTCAGGGAAGCTAATCGTTTGTTATTTATTTTTTGGGAAGCCTGTAAGGCGGATAAAAGAAGCTTTGGAATGATTTACCTAAAGATCAGACGTTCAGGTTTTTCTTTTATGTCATCATCTGAATGTGTTAACACAGGTACTTTAGCTAAAGATTCCAGGGTTGGTATCTTATCAAAGACAGGTAGTGATGCTAAGAAAATGTTTACAGATAAAGTAGTTCCTATTAATAGTAGACTACCTTTTTTCTTTAAGCCCATTATGGATGGTATGGATAAACCTAAAACTGAATTAGCTTTTAGGATTCCTGCATCTAAGATTACAAAAAAAAATATGTTTGATTCCAATGACGATGAGTTATATGGACTAGATACCACAATAGATTGGAAGAACACAGACGACAACAGTTATGATGGTGAAAAGCTACTACTTTTAGTTCACGATGAAAGTGGAAAATGGATCAAGCCTAATAATATTTTAAACAATTGGCGTGTTACTAAAACTTGTTTGCGATTAGGTAGTAAGATTATAGGAAAATGTATGATGGGATCAACTTCAAATGCATTAAGCAAGGGGGGTGGTAATTTTAAAAACTTATATAGCGACTCTAATGTAATTGAAAGAAACTCAAATGGTCAAACTAAAAGCGGACTATATTCACTTTTCGTTCCTATGGAATGGAATATGGAAGGATTCATTGATCGTTATGGAATGCCTGTTTTTGAAACACCTGAATTACCCGTATTGGGTATTGATGGGGAAATGATTGAACAGGGTGCACTAAACTATTGGCAAAACGAAGTAGATTCTTTAAAGAATGATGCCGATGCTTTAAATGAATATTACCGTCAATTTCCAAGAACTGAGTCTCACGCATTTAGAGATGAAAGTAAGCAGTCTATATTTAATCTTACAAAGATATATCAGCAAATAGACTATAATGATTCTCTTATAATGGCACACCACCTCACAAGAGGAAGTATGTCCTGGAAGAATGGTATAAAGGATAGTGAAGTTATTTTTACTCCTAACGATAGAGGAAGGTTTTATATAGGATGGACTCCTGAAAAAGCATTACAGAATAGAGTATTAGTAAAAAATGGAGTCAAGTTTCCTGGCAACGATCATATAGGTGCATTTGGTTGTGATAGTTATGATATATCAGGAGTAGTTGGGGGAGGTGGATCTAACGGTGCACTCCACGGCAAGACTATGTTTCATATGGACAACGCACCTACGAATACATTCTTTTTAGAATACATAGCAAGACCACAAACGGCAGAGATATTTTTTGAAGATGTTTTAATGGCTTGTGTGTTTTATGGTATGCCAATTTTAATAGAAAATAATAAGCCAAGATTATTGTATCATTTTAAGAATAGAGGATATAGAGGTTTCTGTATGAACAGACCTGATAAGCATTACAATAAATTGTCTAAAACTGAAAAAGAATTAGGGGGTATTCCTAACTCAAGTGAAGATGTAAAACAATCACACGCTTCTGCTATAGAGTCTTATATCGATAATCATATAGGTATGAAATCTGCAGAAGAGATGGGAGAGTGTATATTTACTAGAACTCTAGAGGATTGGGCAAAGTTTGATATTAGTAACAGAACTAACTTTGATGCAACTATTTCATCAGGGTTAGCTATAATGGCAACACAAAGACACCTGTATGTACCTAAGCAAAATGTTTCAAAAATAAAGATTAACTTTGCAAGGTATAGTAACAAGGGTACAATAAGCGAAATTATTAGATGAGAGACGTAAAAATTGACATATCATCTGCAGGGTTTCCAAGTCAGTTTGTATCTGATGCTGAGAAAGCAACAGATGAATTCGGATTACAGATCGGACAGGCTATTCAATACGAGTGGTTTAAGAAAGATGGGAACGGATGTAGATATTATGACCAATGGAGAGACTTCCATAGGCTGCGTTTATACGCAAGAGGAGAGCAATCAGTTGCTAAGTATAAAAATGAACTAGCCGTTGATGGTGACTTGTCATATCTAAACCTGGATTGGACACCCGTTCCTATTCTACCTAAGTTCGTAGACATCGT